AGGGCAAGTCTTGCTAGAAGTTACGGTGTATCTGCGCAACACGTGGGCATGATTGTATCTGGCAAAAAGTGGGCCTCTGTAACATGAAGTTTCCAAAGGCTCGACCGCATATTCTTAGCAAGCAGGCTGAAGCCAAGCTACGTGAGCAGGTGTGGCGGCTACGGCGAGCAGAGTGCTTCATCCGGGATGGGCACAAGTGCCGCATCTGCACAACCAGGCGGGCGTGTGACGTGCATCACCTGCTCGCGCGGTCGCTTGGGGGCGGCATGGAGCTGCACAATTTGTTGAGTTTATGTAGATCCTGCCATGAGCTTGTGACGGGCCATGTCTTCAAACTGCGCTGGCGCGATGACCGCAACAGGGCCAGCACGATACATGTGGAGCGGGTGGCGTGAATTACTCAGACTTCCTGGCCGGCAAGAAGCGCGTCTGGCAAGGCGACGGTATCGACGTTGAGCATCTGCCGTCGCAACTCTTTCCGTGGCAGGCGGCGATTGTGAAGTGGGCGTTACGGAAGGGCCGCGCGGCCATCTTTGCTGACTGCGGACTCGGCAAGTCATTCATGCAGTTGGCGTGGGCGCAAGCGTTGCCGTGCCGAGTGTTGATTCTGGCGCCGCTTTGCGTGGCTGAGCAGACCGTAGCCGAGGGTATCAAGCTGGGTGTGCCGGTTGTCTACGCGCGCAAACCTGTCGATGCGCCAGACGCCAAGATCGTCATCACCAACTACGAACGCCTAGACGCATTCGCCGCGGCAGATTTCGGTGGCGTGGTACTAGACGAGTCGAGCATCCTGAAAGCCTTCAACGGCGCTACCCGCACGGCACTGATTGAGATGTTCCACGACACGCGCTATCGGTTGTGCTGCACGGCGACACCATCGCCCAACGACATCTCGGAACTGGCGAACCATGCCGAGTTTTTAGGGTTGATGACACGTCCTGAATTCCTAGCCACATGGTTTATCAACGTCGGCACGACGGGCAAGCGCGGCGTCCATCATGGGTGGCGCATGAAACGGCATGCCGTCATCCCGTTCTATCGCTGGCTGGCGTCGTGGGCGATGGCGCTGAGGATTCCATCTGATATCGGCTACGACGATGCCGGCTTCGCACTGCCGCCGTTGACGATTCGAGACACCACAGTCGAAAGTGGCCGCGTTGGGGATGCGCTGTTTCCTGAATTGGGTCTACATGGGTTGCAAGGTCGGTTATCGGGCCGCCGTGGATCGCTAGAGATGCGCGTAGATGCCACCGCTCAACTCGCGCAGAAGTCAGGCGCATGGTTGTTGTGGTGTGGACTCAACACCGAGAGTGAAGCGCTTGCGAAAGCCATTCCTGGGGCCGTCGAAGTCAAGGGTTCAGACAGTTACAGCGAAAAGGTCGGAGCCGTGCAGGCGTTTATCCGTGGCGATATTCGCGTGCTGGTGAGCAAGCCGAAGATTCTCGGGTTTGGGTTGAACTTTCAGCACTGTCACCAGATGGCCTTTGTTGGTATGTCCGACAGTTACGAAGCCTATTACCAGTGCATCCGACGCTGCTGGCGATTCGGTCAGACGAAACCAGTCGATGCGTGGATTGTCGTCTCAGAAGCCGAGCGGCTTGTCGTAGAAAATGTTCGACGCAAAGAAGCCGCAGCGTCAGACCTCGCGCGGGATCTGATGGCGCACATGGTGGAATTTGAACGCGCCGAAGTGCAGACGGAGAGTGCCGCATGATGACCGAGCAGGCGCTGGCGTTGGTCCGCGCTGAGTTAGACCGCGCCAAGCATAATCATCAAGACTTCAATAGCGGTCACGAAGGATGGGCCGTCATCCGCGAGGAACTAGACGAGCTCTGGAGCGAGGTCAAAACCGATAAGCAATATCTGTCATATGGAGGACCGGCGTCTTATGAGGCTGTGCAAGTGGCAGCGATGGCGCTCCGGTTTCTGGTAGACCTCTGTGACTATGACGGCACGGTAGCCTATACGAATGGGCGACGGCGGGTAGGCGCATGACGGGTGAACGCTGGACCGGTGACGGTTGGGACCTCATTAACGCCGATTGTGTTGAAGAATGCGCCAAGCTACCTGACGACCTGATCGACTTGTCTGTCTATTCGCCACCGTTCATCAGCCTGTATACCTACAGTAACACCGAGCGCGACATGGGTAACTGTGCGACTCGCGATCAGTTCTTTGAGCATTTCTCATTCCTTATTCGCGAGTTGTTGCGAGTCACGAAGCCCGGAAGGGAGACGTGCGTCCACGTGGCGCAAGTGCCAGCGATGCTTGAGCGCGACGGCTACATCGGTCTGAAGGATTTCAGGGGGCAGACCATAATCGAGTTTGAGAAGAACGGCTGGATCTATCATGGCGAAGTGTGCATCGACAAAGACCCTCAAGCGCAAGCGATTCGCACAAAATCCAAGGCGCTTTTGTTCGTGCAGATGCGCAAGGATTCGTCATGGTTACGGCCAGCGCTAGCGGACTACATTCTTGTATTTCGCAAGCCAGGCGAAAATGCGGTGCCGATTCAACCAGACCTGAGCAATGAAGACTGGATCGAATGGGCGCGGCCAATCTGGTATGGCATCCGAGAGAGTGACGTGTTGCAGGTGGCGGACGGGCGGGCCAACGAGGACGAGCGGCACATCTGCCCGTTACAGTTAGGCACGATCGAGCGGTGCATTCGGCTGTGGAGCAATCCCGGCGAGCTTGTGCTGTCACCGTTCGCCGGAATCGGCAGCGAGGGCTATGAAGCCGTGCGGCTGGGACGGCAGTTTCTGGGTTTCGAGTTGAAGCCGTCATATGCGCGAGTGGCGGCGCGCAACTTGGCGACGGCGAGCACGCTCAAAGACCAGGGCACCTTATTTGCGACGGAAGCATCATGATGTGTCACACGTGCGGCGCGATCGGCTGCACCAGTCGGAGGACGGACCTATGACGAGGCGAAAGCAGCGACCGTGCGCCGTAAGGAATTGCCCAGCGCTGGCTGCGAAAGGCACGCTGTGTGCTGTTCACCGCCTTGTTGATCGGAACGTATTGCGGCAACTGGTTGATCGCTGCTATGGCTTGTGCGCGCCTGTCTATCCGATAACAACTCGGATCGAATACGAGAAGAAGTAATGCCCCTGCGTCTCAGAGCCACGCCACAGCCCTACGTCCGCAAGAGCAGCAAGTATGGCGTCCGCACGGATGCAAGGGGTAAGCGTGAGCGGACCATCGACGGCATTGTGTTCGCGTCCAAGCGCGAGTGTCAGAGATACCTGGACCTGAAGCTGCTGGAGCAAGCCGGTCAGATCAGCGGGTTAGCCATGCAGAAGAAGTTTGAATTGCGGATCGTCAATCAGCACTCAAACCGCATCGTCGGACTAGGCCATTATGTTTGTGACTTCGACTACGTGACGACCAACGATAACCAGTGGGTGATCGAGGACGTCAAGGGCTTCAAGACGCCATTGTATCGCTGGAAGAAGAAACACTTCGAAGCACAATACGGCCTGAAGATACGCGAGGTGTAGCGTGGATCATGTAACTGAAACTGAGGCGGCCTATATGGAGCGGTATATACAGCAGACGGTTGACAGTGGGCGGCAGCAGAAATGCCGTGAAGCGCATGCCGGCCTTTACCAGACAGCCCGCGAGCTGCTGCCGCTGGTGCAGGCGTTAGCGGATCGGGAGCGGCAGCTGGAGGCGGAGAATGCCAGGCTGCGGACGCTGCTGCAGCAGGCGGTGAGGCCGAAGTAAGTGAATTACCTGAGCGTCTGCAGCGGCATAGAAGCGGCGTCAGTGGCGTGGCAGCCGCTGGGCTGGAAGGCATCTGTATTCGCCGAGATCGAAGCGTTTCCTTCGGCCGTGCTGGCGCATCACTACCCAAGCGTGCCGAACCGTGGCGATATTACTCAATTCCAGACTTGGCCTGATGCAACCTTCTCTCTTCTCGTTGGCGGAACTCCATGCCAGTCATTCTCAGTTGCAGGACTCCGAGCAGGACTGGCTGATCCGCGTGGCAACCTCGCACTTACGTATCTTGCCATCGCTGACCGCTATCGGCCCGAGTGGCTGGTCTGGGAGAACGTCCCTGGCGTCCTGTCAGCAGACGCCGGAAGGGCGCTGGGAGCCTTCCTCGGAGGGTTGGGGCAACTCGGGTATGGGTGGGCCTACCGAGTGCTGGACGCTCAATACTTCGGACTGGCCCAGCGACGGAAGCGTCTGTTCGTTGTCGGCCATCTTGGAGACTGGCGACGTGCCGCAGCGGTTCTATTTGAGCGCGCGAGCCTGTCGGGGCATCCTCCGCCGAGCCGAGAAACGGGGCAAACAGCTCTCACCATCCCTAGCCGCAGCACTGCGGGCGGTGGACTCGGCACCGACTTTGACTGCGATGGCGGACTCATCACCGGCACCCTCACCGGAGGAGAGTCAGCAGGAGGACACGGACGGTTCCTGAGCGCCGATGGAGCAGCGCAAGGGTTTCTTGTGCCTAGCACCGGTGATGTCAGCCATTGCCTCAATGCAGGCGGCATGGGCCGGATTGACTACGAATCGGAGACCTTAATCGCGCATTCGCTGCGGGCTGATGGGTTTGACGCATCAGAGGACGGCACAGGGCGAGGCACACCGCTAGTCTCAATCCAATGCAACGGCACGAATATCGGCCTTGACTTGCCGTGTCTGCGTAAGGGCGATGGCGGGTTGACGAGTGGCGTGCCAGCTATCGCCTTCAGCGTGAAGGATCACGGCGCCGATGCCGGCGAGCTTGCGCCCACGCTGAGAGCCGGCGGGCATCACAGGAGCCATGCGAACGGCGGCGTGATGCCAGCCGTGGCGTTTGACTGGCAGAGCGGCGGTGATTCTCGCGGGCTCGATCCGAAAGACACGGCGCAACTTCAGCGATGTCAAGTGCCAGCCGTGATGTTTCAAGGCGGAGCGCAGCAGGATCAGGTGCTCACGCCTGATGGTTGTGCGCCGACGCTCGCTCACAGCAGTTGCACGCACGGCGGGCATCATCAGCCGAAGGTGATGCGCGGTATGCAGGTGCGTCGCTTGACACCTCGTGAGTGCGAACGCCTCCAAGGCTTTCCAGACGACTACACGTTGATTCCTTATCGCGGCCAACTCGCGAAGGATGGACCGCGCTACAAGGCGCTCGGCAACAGTATGGCGGTGCCTGTCATGCGGTGGATCGGACAGCGGATCAAGGAAGTGGAAAGTATCATGAAAGAAGTAGAGGCATCGTAATGGCGAATCCCTGTGATAAGCGCGTCCAGCAACTGACTGCAGCCCTGAACAGCACAACCAAGGCTGTCGAAGGCCTGAACCTTCAGGTGACGCAGCAGGCGGCTCAGTTGGATGCCCAGACAGCGGAGCTCATTGCGCAGACGGTGCAGCTGGATGGGGCGCTGGCCCACATTCAGGTGCAGGTGCAGGTGATCGACAACCAGCAGCAGGAGATCTCCAGGCTGCAAGCGCTGCTGGACAATAAGTCGCCACTGTCACCAGCTGAGCAGACCATCAGCCCGCAGTCAGGGGATGTCAATGCGCATGTGAATGATCCGGAAATAGGGCGGTAGCTACGAATGCTGAGTCTGGCGCGATGGAGAGCGCCTTCAGCAGTTCGGGTGCAGCAGCGATCAGTCGCGCGTTGGCGTCCTGTTCGGGGTCAGGATCCATCGGCGGTTGGGACATGTCGCGCGGGTGAACGGACGCCAGCCGATACCCACCTTGCGTGATCGCGTAAGTTGCGTCCCGCTGTCGCTTTGTGCCGCCGTGCCACGGTCCGGGTGTGTGGTGCATGTCACTTCTCCTTTTGGGAAAGCCAATGAGTAGCGTTCCGCTCCGCGTCCTGTCGCTCGGTGCTGGCGTGCAGAGCACCACGGTCGCCCTGTTGGCCGCACGCGGTCTGATCGACCCTGTTGATTGCGCGATCTTTGCCGACACCGGCAGCGAGCCGAAGGCCGTCTACGCTCACCTTCGCTGGCTCGAATCGGTGCTCCAGTTCCCGGTGCATCACGTCTCGGCCGGGAATCTCAAGGCCGAGATCCTGGGCGCTATGAGCGACGGCAGTAATCGGATCGACGGGCGTCCGCCGTTCCTGACGGGTAGCGGTGGGATGCTGAATCGCCAATGCACCGGCGATTACAAGATCGTGCCTATTCAGCGCAAGGTGCGCGAGTTGGCCGGAATTGCTCGCGGCGCTCGCGGCCCGAAGCACGTCACCGTCGAGCAAATGATCGGGATCTCGACCGATGAAGCCAGCCGCATGAAGGACAGCCGCTTTCGGTGGTTGCTTCATCGGTTCCCACTCATCGAGCGTGGCATGAGTCGCCGCGATTGCTTGAAGTGGTTGTTGGATCATGGCTATCCGACCCCTCCCAAGTCAGGGGAATTATATACTTGACTCCCTTGCATAACAAATTAGGCGCGAGGCCTGCGTTTGCCAGGTTCCGTAAACAGGAACGTCCGCGCGCGACACACGATACAGGCGCAGCCGTCGTAATGCTGAGGCTCGTCGCGTACCAAATCGCGGAGCAGTTCCAAGGCGGCAGAGTGGTCATCAACCAGGGCCTGCCATTCCTGTCGCGTCAGTTCAATCGTAGTCATTTGTGCGGTCCCTTGCGCCTTTCTTCGCCTTGTTCTCCAGAATGGTCTTGCGGCGCTTCCGCTGGACCGCTGGCTTGCTCCGCGCTTTGGGCCGATACTTCAGGACCGTGTCGGCAATCGCGTCGAGTGCCTTCTGCTCTTTCGGCATCACAATCGCCCTCCGGCTGCCTCGATTACGCCGGTCCCATCACAATGCTGGCACGTCACGATTACCGGCTCACGATGGGCGGGTGGAATGTGTGCCATGCGCTCTTTATTGTTTGCCGCCCGTTCGGCTTCCAACTGCTCAACGTCTCTACGCGACTGCTCCAACTGCTCTACCAACCACATCGTGTCGTCCAACGAAACAATGCGGCCTTCACGCAGCGCCTGTCGGATGTTTTGCAACCGCATCTAGTTACCCTCCGGTTTCGCAATCAGGTCCGCGTAGGAGAGCCGCTTCCCGGCCATGCCGTCCACGAAGCTATCCAGCCGGTCCAGCGTCGGCCGCTTGACGTTCCCGTCGTTCAGACGAAACGCAAATTCGTCCACGTAGCGGCCGGTGTGCTTCGGCGTGATGTAGTGGTAGACCCCGACGATGCCGCGCTTCAGGACCGCGAAGGCCGACTCCACGCTGTTGGTCGTGACGTCCTTCCGGCGGTACTGCCGCAGGCCGTGGTTGATCGACTTGTGCCGGTAGAAGAGGCCGTCCATGTCCGCGTAGACCGGCGCTTCGTCGGTGTGCAGTTCGCTCCCAAGTTCGATATGGGAGTAGATCTGATGGCGGACCGCCTCCGTGGTCGGGGTGTCCATCGCCAGCGCCTTGAACCGCCCGCCACGCTCGCGCATGCCGAGCACTGGCGTCTTGCCGACTGGACCACGGCCCAGGTGCAGCCGCTTGTCCTTGTGCTTGTTCCGCTCCTTACCCCCGATGTACGTCTCGTCCAGTTCGACAATGCCTTGCAGCTTCGTCAGATCCTTACCGCAGGCTTCGCGCAAGCGGTGCAGGAGGAACCACGCCGCCTTTTGCGTGATGCCGATCTCCTTCGACAGTTGCAGGCTGGAGATGCCCTTGCGCGCCGTGACGAGCAGATACATAGCGTAGAGCCACTTGTGCAGCGGGATGTGCGACCGCTCCATGACCGTGCCCGTGCGGACGGTGAAGTCCTCCGCGCACTGATTGCAGCGGTAGTATCCGGCCTTACGCGTCGTGATGCGTTCGCCAAGTCCACAGATCGGGCAGCGGGCACCGTTCGGCCACAGCCGGCCTTCTAGATACAGGCGCGCCGCTTCAGCATCGGGAAACCGCTCCTGAAACTGGAAAGTGCTGATCGCGGACTTCGTCGGCTTGGCTTTGGGCACTGGTCTATTCCTGTTGAAGTGGATAACCGTCGATGGGCTTGCCGTTCGGGGCAAGGTGCTCACCATACGGGTTCGGTGGCGCTTTTGTCTCAGCCGATACCCAGCAATGGCCAAGCGACGAGCAGTAGTGTGATACCGAGGCCGGAACACCACACTTGCATCGGTCGAGTGTCGCCAACTGTTTCCGCAATCGAACCAGTTCGCAGTACGGACAATCCTGCGGGACGATCTGATGCTCACAGACGACGAGGTCGATCCTCGTTTGCCGTGGGGCGTGGCGGCCCATTACTGGGCCACCTCGCACTTGGTGGGGTCAGCCACCCACTTCCCGCCCCACAGCTTCCCATTGGCCCCGATGGCCTTTAGGATGGGCCAACCGGCCTGATCGCAGGGGAGGCCGTCGGCGGCCTGCCAGATGCCGACCACTTTCGCGGTCTGCCCGAAGTTTACGACCACCGCGCCGACCTGGAAGCTGAGTGCCATTGCTGGCTCCTTTCGTAATCGGGCGACTTGATTGCCGCATCCGACGAGAGAATCTTACCTCTATTCTGCAAGGGAGTCAAGTATATAATTCCCTTTTATTACGCCAGCCGCGCACTGGCTGCCTGCAAGAAAACTTGTGAATCTACAAGATTTCGCTAGACAACGCGCCGCGAGAGGTGTAGAAACAAATTGAGCCGTGAAGGTGTTGAAGCTTCACGGCCCTACCGACCGCAACACTGTTCTAAGGCGAATGCGGCCAGCGTTACCAGTCAGTGTAGCGCAACCACAGAGCCCCTACAACATAT